TTGTGGATTTGATTTATTACCGTCACCTGTTTGAGGAATATGGGGGTCACCACCTCCAACATTCATTATTCCATTCATTGTTTCATTGGCAATTCTGTTAGAACCAGTAAACCCAATAATGCCGGAAAGGGTGTCTTCTAAGGCGCCAAAAGCTTTTGTTAGAGTCTGAGTCTGACGCTCTAAGTAGGCGTAGTTGTCTGCTTGTCGGCGGTAAAACTTTTCTTCACGTTGCGTCTCTAAACGAGTAGTTTCTTCAGCTTGAGTAGCAAAGTTCTCTTCAATACCCATTCGTCGACGGTCTTTTTCAAGGCCTGGGTCGTACATTCCAGTACCACCTTTACCTTTAAATTGAAGGTTTGCTTTTGCGTATTGCAAAACTTCAGTAATCATGTCAGGGGGTACACCCATGTTTGCTAGCTTTGCACGGGTAACAGAACCTGGGGCAAACGCCGAATTAAGGACTTTTTCGTTGTCTAATCCAGCAGCTTTAACAATGTTTTTCATAACACTCATTAAAGTTCCTTGTTTTCCGCCAACCCCAACCATTCCAATTCCGCCCATCATAAACATGCGGTTTGCGGTTCCTGCCGAAGCAAGGGAACTAATTTGGTTGGTTACTTCTGCAGTACTTTTTGTGTATCCACTTAGTGTTCGCATTGCTTCAACACTTGAAGCTTGTTGACGTCCACTAATGCCAGTTGCAGCTTCCATTTCCATTAGTTGGTTAATGCCACCAGCACCTAAACGGTAGTTTGTTAAAGGCATGCGGTATGTGGAGCTAACTCCAAGCATGCTTTTTCCAGTCATCTGCTGGTAGCGCACTGACATTTGGTCTGCGGTTAAAGCGTAATCACGACTGCGGTCCATTCGGGCAGCAGACATGTTTGCTACTTTGTTATAAACAATTACACCACCAATAACAACAGCAACTGCTCCTGCCGCCGCCGCCGCTCCTGCCGCCGCCGCCGCTCCAGTGCCAGCTGCTGCACCTCCTGCCGCTGCACCACTTCCACCTGCTGCCGCTGCACCACCGCCGGCTGCTCCACTGCCTGCTGCACTAGCAGCCGCGCGTCCTGCCGCCCAGCGCGCACCTGCTTCACCACCTTTTCGAAGAGAATATTTAAACGCGGCGTTGCCCATGTCTTGCATGTAGCCATTGCCACTTTCGGTGTACCCACCATCATCACTTCTACTGCGTGATCGTCCACCAGCCGCATAAGCTGGTGCGGAAGTTGACATGTCTTGATACTGTGTTCCAGCAGCACCTCTGCCACCACCACTCCCACCACGTTTTGAACCAGCACGTGCTGTAGCACTTAAAGAGCCAGAAGCTCCAGAAGATGATTTTGATAGATCATCAATTTCTTTCTTGGTGTCTTTAATGAGTTGCTTAAGAACACGAAAGTCTTTAATAACTTTTGACAAAGAGGAGCTATCAACGTCAAGTGCTGTACGGGCGCCCTTGAGCAGCTGCGAAGTCAATCCGCCAATTGAACCTGGATCACTTAATGCCATAGCAGCCTCCGTTAGTTATTTCTCCATTTTGCCATACGGAACCAGAAGTCCCTTTGGCGGACAGTCATTGACCGTAAATCCGTGAGGTTAAACCCTTTGTAGACAGAGGCTATAAGTTCGTATTCCCAGTAAGTATATTTTAGCTCAACTAAGTAAAAGGGATATCCAATCGATCATTACGGAAACTGGTTCTCCGCAATGGGCGCATTGGATATTCACCCCTTCAAGCTTGGGGCCAGCTTCAACACTGAGCAACGTGGTTACGATTGTAGAACGATCAGAAATACCAAGCGATTTTGCCCACATTTCAATATCTTGTGGTTTTTTACCTTCGTCCCAAACCACACACCTGGCAATCATTAACGTGTTTTGGGCAGCTACAGATGTTGCTTTCTTACTTACATATGAGTTATCGCCCGAGTTTGGAACACGAAGTTTAAGTGTTTCCCCACTACGCAAGGTGACAAGTAAGGGGGAACGAAGATCAACTGAAGGGGGGCTTAGGGGAAAGTCGTCATTTAAATCAATTGTTATGTCATTGTTTAGTGTGCAATGGGGGCACCTTGTAACAAACGTACGAGTTTCTCCATAAGTAGCTTTGATGACTGCTAAAAATGTAATGTCTCGGTCACCAATACTTAGGTTGTCAATTACTGAAGGATTAGTTTCTACAGTAGTTTCACCAATACGGACAACCGCACGCTTTAGCATTGCTGCCATGTATTCGGTGTAAGTCACACCATCTTTGTTTTCAATGCTGGCTAGATACTCTTCGTCAGCACCAGTCATTTCTCTAACTTCAACTTCAGTTTCCCATTCTCCAGTAGTGACATTTACAATGCCACGTTGGAGGTGTGTAAGTACTCCTACCGGAGGTTGTAGTTCGGGTGCTTTTTCTTCAAGGGCAGCGTTAAGCGCTGTTGACTCAGATTGTGTGCTCAATTGTTATCTCCTGGTTATAGATCAGCCACCAGCTCCAGCAAGTGCAGTGATGTCTTCTGAGTTCCACGCTACCACAAACCCCTCATGGTGAACTGTGAGTTGCTGAACCATAATGCCGCTACCAGAAGCGTCAAGGTCGCTCAAAGAATAGGCAGCTGGGAAACAATCAAACAGTTTGAAAGCTAAGCGAGCGTTACCAGGGCTAGGAGCAACACCATCAGTTGCACCAGGAGTTGAGTATGAACCTGCTGAAACTGGGTGGTCAAAAACCTTTACAAGAATGTCACAACGGTAGTTGTTGGCCGTTGAGGTACTTCCAATAGTGCCAGTTCCAGAACCCTGGTTCCAAGCGTGCAAAAATTGTTGCCACTTGTAAAGTTGGTCCTGGCCTGAGAACACTCCACGGCTAAAGGTAATAGGAGCAAAGTCTGATTGACCAATGAACTTGTGTGGGTGAGTGTTCATTCCACCTTCACGGTATCCAACCATTTCGTTTTGCACAGACAGACCAGACACAACTGCAAAACCAATTTTGTCAAGTCCTTGGGTTTGGGTTTGTAGGTTTCCAGTAGCATTAATTGTTACTTGGAATTTAAAGTTACGTACTGGATCAGTAATTGTGGCGCGTGCCATAGTTGTCTCCTATCAGAGGGTTGAAACGGCGTTAGAACCACCGGTCCATTGGCTAAGGTTAATAACAATAAATTCAGCAGGGTACTGCAGTGCGACGCCTACTTGAATACGTACTTCTCCATTTTGAATGCTTGTTGGAGTGTTATTAGTACTGTCACAGATGATGTAAAAAGCTTGTGAAGCGTTTGTTCCCTTTAAGCCACCTGAACGCCAAAACTCACTGAGAATTGAAGAAACAGTCATTGTTAAACGAGTCCATAAACGATCATCGTTGGGCTCAAACACAGCAAAAGCAGTAGAGTCAGCCAATGTCTGCTTTAAGTAGTTCAAAGAACGACGAATTGGAATGTACTTACCTGGTGATGATTTATCCAAAGTGCGCGCACCATGAATAATAATGCCACCACCTGGGATTGCCTTAAGTGAGTTAACTCCATAAGACTCATACAATTCACCAGTGTTTGATGGAGAAAGTGTGTTTACCAAACCAATTGCGTTACGAATATCAACATCGTAACCAGCAGGTGCTTTTGCAACACTGCGGGTTGCGTCAGTGCGAATGTACGCACCCATAACGGCACCACCAGGGAAAGTGTCACGAATTGCAGCAGGGCCAGTTTTGGTTGGGTCAACCATCTTTAGCTTGGGGTAGTACACCGCAAGGTAAGAAGATTGTGGGTAGGTGCTAACAAGGGTTGCAATGTCAGCTTTAACAGAGATGTCTGCTGGGTCAACAATTACAAAAGAGTTACCACGAGAAGTTGCTACAGAGTTTAGGGCGGTAATTGCAGTTACATCAATAGCTGTTCCTGTAGCACCCGTAACCCCTGGTGCATGAAGGATTAGAGAACCTTCAACAGTCGCAAGTTTACTGTTAATTGAGTTGGTGTAATCACTTGTTGTAACAGTAGCACCGTCGTTACCATTAACTAAGGCAACAGTAGACGTATAAGGTGCAGCTCCAACTACCGCAGAAGGCCACGTGGTTGTTGGAATAGTGATGTACTTTGAGTATGTATTAACAACAGTTTTAACAAAACGGTTGTCGGTTGGGTCAGAACAAACATTATTCCAACGTTCAACTTCGGCACCATCAAGGGTAACCACCAAGTTGTACTGGTATTGCTGAGTAGAAGTACCAATTGCAGGGTAAGTGTTAGCAGCAGAAATGGCTTCTGTTTTTACGGTAAGTCCATTACCCCATGCTCCAACGTTGGCTGCGCGTGCAACAAATAGGTTTGAGGTTGCGCTAGCTCCCGCAGTAGCGTAGTAGGGAACGCTTGCTGATGCGGCTGAGGTTGACGAAGCTCCACTAGCAACTCGGACAATATATGCTTCGCGTCCACCGTTTGCAAAGTAGTGGTAGACGGAAAAACCAAGCTCATGAGAAGCTGAAATGTCTCCGTAGTAGTTCTTGTACGCAGACCAAGAATCAACCAAAGTAGCGTCTACAGGACCGCGCGGAGCGGTACCAAAGAAACAACCAGCTGATTGAGCAAAGTTTGATCGCTGTGCGTTAGTAGCAAGGGTTGACTCGCTGACGTAAACGCCTGGGTTAGTGTATGTGGGCATTAAAACTCCTCCGAGAATGAGGTCGTGAATACGGTGGGATTCCCATTATCTACATTAGTTATATTACCAACAACTGAGGTAACTTGCTTGAGGCCCTCTAGGTCCGAAGCAGGCATTTCAGCTGACATTTGAATTGTGTACACTTTACGAAAAATGCGTTTACGGTATGCGGCTTCTCCATCAAGAAGGTCTGAGTTACCCCACCCCGTTAGTTCAAATCTACGGATTGTTCCGTCTTCTGGGATTTCAATAAACCCACGCCTGAAGGGTAAGACACGTCGCAGAATTTTAGAAGTTAACTGCCTGTCATGTAACGCGCTTCTAGCGTAAGTTGAGATTTGGTACATAAGAGTTAGGGGAACAAACGAGTCTGTACGTAAGTAATTTTGGTTACCTAACTCCGAAATCATTCCAGCCCTATCAGTTTCGGACGGAAAGTAATCAATAAACGTAGGGTTTAAAGAAGCACTTGCAGAGGTTGAAAAATAGTAAGTTTGTTCTGAATGCTGCCTTGACCGGTCATGGGACAACCCAACATGCTCGATTGTTATAAAAGGGTAATCTCTTTCAGTCTCTGTTTCCGGATAACGGAAGAAAACCTTAGCAACACGGGTAGCTTGGCGGTCGTCAGAAACGGAGATGTTTGAAAGACGTCGTTTAATTGCTGCGTCTTCCGCAAGAAGGAATCCCTGATTTGTCATGGCAGGTGCTTACTGATAATGGCAGGGAGCTCATTGCTTGCGTTTGCAATGGTCATACGCAATATGGGATTTGGGCCAACAACGCCATTGCCATACTCAAGTTCAGCCATACGAGATAGTTGTTCGTCATTACCAGTAAGGTTGACATTAATAGAATAGTCAGTTTTATTAAAACTTACATTAATGTTTCTACCTAAAGAGCCCCAATTTTCGTTAGTTGAAGCCATATCTTGTACTGAATTTTGATATTCGTTTGTTGCTTTTTCAACTGCTTTTTCAATTGCAGAGAAGTAAGCCCGTTCCAAATGTTCAAAGGCGTCAAGAATAAGAAGGTTTTCTGGCATAAAGGGGTTAGAACCACGTGATTTATTAAAGCTAGAGTAAGCCTTTTGCATGGCTGATCTCCGAGGTTCTAGGCGATGTACCCCCGACGCACATCGGGTTATATATAGTTTAGCCCAAACTAGGAAGTGACGCTGGCCAAGGGTAGTTTGCAATTTCTATTTGCCCAGGATTTGGATCATTTACAAACTCTTGATTAACATATATTTCAATACCTTTAACAAGCACAAACACATCGTCTTTTAAACGGCCTCTAACTAGATAACTATAGATTGAGTAGTAACGCCCGTCGTAATAAAGTATGTCATTTAAATGATGGCGGTATTCCCAAGGAATGCTAACTCCAGCTTCCCGTAGGTCTTTAATAGCAATAAACAGGTCAATATTTTGTACTGTCTGACGACCTTCTGGAATTGATCGTTTTTCATCTTCTGCTTCGCTGACCAAAAGTACAGGAACAAAAACCCCAGGAAGGTACTTGCGCCCACCTGTCCCAGGAACACCTTCGTCGTAAACGTCGTCGTAGTTGCTATTGACGCTGGCCGAACCAAGGGGATCAAACTCATACCAAACAACAGATTCTTCCGCTACATTTCTGTGGCGGCGAAAATGCTTGTTAATTAAGTCTAGTTCTCTACGAACATCCATTAGTAATAGTAAGCGTCATTGGTTAGGCCACCAGGTGGCAGACCGTCAATAAATACATCTTCACGAAGGTTGTCGTCATTGGTTTCTGCGGTAATGACACCTTGGTCAATTTCTGGCCACAAGCGTTCAATAGGAGCGTAATCACCCAATTCTTTGGCTTTGTACAAAGGTACAAACCGATTGGTTGTCCTTGAAACTCGACGAAGATTCATGACTTCAAGTCGGTCAAAGCCAATATTTAAGTTAGTAGCATGTCGCCTATACTCAGCTTCCCATTGACCAAGGAGGCCTTGTGCCATTCTAAAACGTTGGCTAGCTGGAATATGCACGGATTCAGATGTAATAACATCAATGTCTCGGCTGTATTCGGTCATTAAAGCCCAAAGACATTCACAGATTGTGGCAATACCAATAGCATTGATAACTACATCAGCAAGGCGGTCAAGTGGGATATTTATAGCATGTAAATGTTTTTCTAATGCTCTACGACCATAAAAGTCCAGGTCAATAGGGGTAACCCATTCGTAGTAATACCCTTCAATCATTAATTTAGTATTAGATGCTGGAAGGGTTGCTAAACGTAAAACACCATTACGTTCGTCTAACGAGTAATCAGCAGAAGTTAATTCTGTGGTTGCTCCACCAGATACAAATTTTGCAACCCATAATGAGGTTGAGTCGATGTTTGTGTGACCTAATTCGTAGGTTCTACCAGCAGCATCAAAGGTTGTTTGAAAGAACTTAGGAAAATCCCTAAGGTAGGTTCTGGCGATTTCAGTGATGTTTTCAAAATTTGCCACAATACATTCTACCTTATGAATCGTTAGAACTATTTGGAGGCAGTGTGTCCTGCTTTGGCTGATTATAAGCCGGTTGCTGTTCTCGTTGTCTTGAGGTCACTACAGAGCGTTTTAGGGTGTAATGCTCGGCATTTCCAGAAGGTTTGGGTAGGTTCATGCGTATCGGATGTAATACTGAACGAGCATCGTTCGTGGGCGAACATCCACATTTGTAGAACGCGTGTTTTCTCCTGTAGTAAAAGAACTTGAGGGAACAGTAACCGTATGAGTGTGGACACCAGCATCTGAAGTTACGGTGGCAAAATCAATAGACATTCCAGGAAGGTCTGTTGAGTT